CCCTATGTACTTTGCTGATTGGTCGCGTTTCCATACCATCGTAGACCGTTTGAATATGGTTATGCGTCGCTACGACCAGACAGCCCCCGGATTTATAACTTTTTACGGGGAAAAGAGACTTTGCACCAGCGTTCGTGACCCGAATGCAGGTGTGCGTTATCGCTCTACTGGAACAGCAACCTAATCGTTGCCTTGGGTGGGGGCTTTTTGCCTCCACCCTTTTTTCTGCAACCTTATTTGGAAAAACCATGAGCATCACTGAACGAATCCTGACAGGCATTAAACAAACACTTGAAACAGGCGACAAAGTCAATATTGATTTAAGCGAAGCCTCTGCCATTACAGGTTCGGGCAACAATGTTGGTGGTCGTACATTATTTGATGACGCATTTGCGGCATTGCGTTTTGCAAACCCTATTCGTCAAGCGGCACGAATTGTTAAAAGTAGCGGCAAAAGCGCGGTTCAATTTGTTGGTAAGACAGGTAATGCAACCAATCAAACAAACCCGTGGGGCTATACATTCACGCCTGACAGCGGAACACCCGGCACAGACACAACCATTTGGCAGTTGCCTACTCGCGTAATCACGGCGCAGTTGCCAGTTCGTTCTGCCGTTTTGACAGATGTAAATTATTTAAATGAAACTTTGGTTTCAGATTTAGCGCAAGAGTTTGGCGCGGCTGAAGCGGCATCAATGATTTTGAATAATGACCAAACTGGCACAACAACCACTACAACAGGCGGCACAAGTGGTTTGCGCGGCCTGAATATGTACACGACTGCTTCGGCTTCGGCTTATGGGTCAAGCGGTACAGCAATCACAAATGGTATTCATAGCATTGCAACATTTAGTCAAGCGGGTGCGGCTATTGCTTATGGTGACATCACCGATATGGCGCGATTGTTTCCTGCTCAATACTGGACATTGCCCGGCACAGCATGGATGGCGCACCCACAGACTATTCACAATTTGCGTAATCTTGGAACAGGCGTGACCATTCGTCAATTTGCTGAAGTTGGCGATGGCGATGGCGGCGCAGTCGTTTATATTTTTGGATTTCCTGTAATTCCAAATCCATATATGCAAATTGTGGGCGCAGGAAATTTCTGTTTGTATCTTGCAAATTGGCCTAACTTTGTGACCATTGCGGATGTTGAAGAAATGACCATTCAAGCATTTGACCAAACATCGCCCGGTTTCATAACCCTATACGGCGAAAAGCGTCTTGTAAGCACCGTGCGTGACCCATTTGCTGGCATCCGTTTGGTTGGTGTCTGACCATGCCTGTTGACCAACTTGGCTATTTAAACATCGGTGCGCCGACCCGCAATCCTTTCAATTACGAAAAGATTGAACAGATTGCGCGGGACAATGCTACTGCATGGTTGACGTTGGCTGAGATACGTCAACAAATAAACTTGTTTGGTGACACAAGTCAAGACACATATCTGAGCAGTCTGGAATTGGCAACTCGCCAAGCCATTGAAGATTATTTAGGCATGAGCATTTTTGCCACAAGCTATCGTGTGTATTACAACGCCGCAAGTTTGTATGGAACGCCTTTGTCGCTGGATTTGCCAGAGGTATCTCAGAACAATTCCACACCAGCAAGCGGCGCGACCATTACAAATGTTAAGTATTACAACGATGCAACACCGCCTGTTTTAACGACCGTTGACCCTGCAACGTACTACTACGACAACTCAGGCAACAAAGTGGTTTTGCAGACGCTTCCAAGCGACCTGAACAGCAATATGACCAGCCCTGTGTCATGCGAATATGTCGCACCCGCTAACCCGATTGCCGCATATCAAGTTATCAAGCAAGCTGGATTGCTGTTGTTCACGCACCTGTACAACAATCGCAGTGATACAACCGATGGCAATTCAAAGCCGATTCCTTTTGGCGTGGCTACATTGCTTCGCCCATATAAGCCATTGGTGATGTGACATGGCAATCGCACGATTTGAAAACATTGCGGTTAACACTTTGTCGTTTAGCGCAAGTGACTTTGGCGAACAAAGCACAACGCAAGCGGTTTGGTTCAATACTCGCGCAAGGGTTCATTCCGTGGCAAACCATGTAAAGATTGCTGACAAATACCGTGTGTATTCAGACATTGTGCAAATGACTTTAAATTACACGCCCAATTTAAAGACCATCATTGACAATCAAAATGCTTATTCAATTACTTGGCGCGGCTTTGATTGGCGAATTGACAACGTGCGCGAAGCGGATGACCGCATGACTGCAATGCTGATGTGTGTACGCAACGACCCTGTGGTGGCTGTCTAATGGCTACACAACAGAATCCGGTTCAATATGCCAAGGCTATTCAGTACCAACTGGCAAGCATTGTCACGCCCGTGCCTGTGTACGCGACCTTTAACCGAAACTTTGCCATTGAACCAAAGTTTTTAACTTGGATGTTAAGAAATGTTCACCAAGACGTATTTACTGGACAAACTCAATCAAATAAAAGCATTGACCGTCCAACTTTTCAAATCAGTATTTTCACGCAACAAATAGAAGATGGTTTCACAATTTCCAATCAGATACTACAATCTTTGCATGGGTTTAGTGGTTTGTTTGGCGGTGCGACCAATGGCTTTTGGATTGCCAAAGCAGATGTGACTTGGCTTTACAACAGCTACGACAACGATGACAAACTGGCGCAAGTCTTTCTAGACTGTACGCTCGACATACCAACATAAGACAAGTTCAGCAATCAATCGGAAGGAAATGAAATGCCTTTACCAACGAAAGTTTTACCGGGGTTTGTAGCCTCGTTATATGTGCAACCAAGCGCAACACCAACACCATTGACCACCGCACAACTGTCGTTGATTGCAAGCGTTTCCGCGCTGACCATCAGTGGCAATCTGTTGCAAGTGGAAGCTGTGCCTGTGTTTGGGCAAGATGATGCAGTCGCTTCATTCGGTGTTGCTGGCTCACGCCAATCGGATAAGTTGCCGACACAAAGCGCATCAACTTCAATGACAATTACTGTTGCTTGGAATCCAAGCGATACAGTGCTGTTGTTGGTACGCGCTGACGCATATAGCGGCCTCATAGACCGCACTTATGTGGTTCAAGCTACCGATGGCACAGGAACGGTCAATTACGCTTTTAACGCTCGCGTAGGACAGTTTCAAATTGACGCGCAACCGGGTGCAGAAGCAAAGGCAGTTTTTACTTTGCATCCCCGTGGCAATCAATATGGTTGGACAAACACCGCTTAATCAGGAGAATCAAAAATGGCATTACCATCAAAAGTCTTACCCGGCTTTGTCGCATCAATGTGGATGCAGACATCAGCCGCTTCACCTTTCACCACTGCAAACTTGGCTGTTTGGACAGCACAAGTTGCAACGCTTGTCGGCACATCCGCTGGCGGCACAGGCGCATCAGGTACAGCGTTGGCAACTATTGAAGCAGTGCCTGTCTTTGGTCAGGATGATGCAGTAGCGAGCTTTATGGTTGCTGGCTCACGTCAAAGTGACAAACTTCCAACGCAATCAGCACCGACTTCCTTGACCATCACTGCGGCATGGAATCCATCGGACGCTGGCTTGTTGTTGGTTCGTGCTGACGCTTATTCTGGTCTTGTTGACCGGACTTATGTGATTGCGGCTTACGATGGAACGAACACTGTGGCTTATGCTTTTAATGCTCGTGCTGGTCAATTCCAGATTGACGCACAACCCGGCGCAGAAGCCAAGGCTGTGTTTACCCTCCACCCTCGCGGCAACCAGTACGGTTGGAGTAACTCCTAATGAAAGTCGCTGACGCTGTTGAAGTGTTGGCGACCACTTACCAATCTTTAGATGCAGTGGCACAAGGGTTGGAAGTGAAAGCCAATGAAGTGGCAACCGCGCTTGCAAAAGCAAAGCCCGACACCGTGGAGTTTGTTTGTTTAACAGTACTCGCACGGTACAACCCTGTTGTGGAAACGCAAACAGACACACCGGAATAAACATGACAGATACGACAATACAGAACACACAGGACTTGCTAAGTTTTCTTGTTCAACAAGCGGATACACGCAAGGATTGGTTTGGGTTCACACAGCAAAAGATGACTGCCGTAAGTCTTGCACATGAGATTGCGGCGCGTCATGCTGACAAGATGACACCAGAAGAAGTGGTGGAATACGCCAAAGAATTAAATGAATTATTGTTCCATCGCTTAATTAAACCCGGCGCATGGAGAATTTGAAATGGCAACAGTCAGTTTCAAAATAGAAGGTTTAGATAATGTTTTGCGTAATTTTGAAGAAATTGCAGAGCAAATAGGCGACAAAAAAGCAAATAGCAAAGTGCTTGTTCCTGCTTTGCGTGAAGCAATGAAACCCGCTTTAAATGCCATCCGCAGTAGAGCACCAAAAAACACAGGCGCATTGGCAAATAATTTATGGATTGAAGCACGCCGACCAAGCAAGCGCGACAAGCGTTCTTTGTATGTGCGACCGGGTGATACAACCATTGCATTGGTCACTACAAAAGCATTTCCTAAAAAGCTGAAAAAGAAGTTTTATGCCGACAATGCGGATATGACATCAGCACAAAGGGCAAAAGCATTTAAAAAGTTTGCTTTATCAACTGGCTTTCCTTATGATGCAAGGGCGGTTGCCCAAGAATTTGGTTCGGCAAGAAATCCAGCACACCCATTCATGCGTGTTGGATTGGAAGCGGCAAGTCCAATGATATTGGAAAGCCTTGGAAAAATTTTGTCTTATCGAATTGACAATTACAAAATGAGATATTTAGATTATTAAACAAGGACAAAACATGACACGATTGACAGATGCTTTTGGCGAAAAGTACAAAGAAAACAAAAACAAATTATTTACCCGCAAATTTGATTTGGGCGGTCACACTTTTAAAGTGCGTATTCCTTACGTTCACGAATCAGATGAGATTTACAAGCGCATCAATGAACCAGATGCAAAACGCATAGAAGATGCTTATAAACAAATTACTGAACCGTTAATGGCATTCAAAGACACTGATGCTGGTTTTGTTTTTACTGATGATGATGTTCAAATTGAAGGCCGTTCAATGCGTGAAGCGGCAAAACAAAAAATTCAAGTTGAAATAAAAATAACCGAATTCATTAAATTGCTTGTGCCAGAACAAGATGGCGCATCGCTTCATGATTTGACATATGAAGAAATTGAAGCTGAATTTCCAATGGCGGTGCAAATGCAATTGGTGGAAAAAATTACCGAAGCAATCAGCCCGACATACAAGGAAACAAAGGGAAACTGATTGGCTCATTGAGAGGTCAAGTCATCACCGCGATGATTTTCAATGGGCATACACATGAAACAATAGCGGAACTGGATGATGTGACAATGGCTCAATTACAGACAATGTACGCAGATGGTTTGGTGGGCAATCAAGGTTTGCTTAACATCCTTGGAAGTCTGACCAATGGCGTGTTTAATTACATGAGGTCAAGCAATTCGCCAGTTTATAAACTAGCCAACATTCTTGGTAATGCGTATGATTACCTGTACCCGCCATTGACTGAAGAACAGAAAAAACAGCAAGCAAATGAGCAACTTCTTGCGTTCATGAGTCAAGCACCGGGCTTTTCACACGACAAATTCGGGATAAAAAATGGCGAATAATGTTGGTCGTTTAGGCGTTGTTCTTGGTTTAAATTCAGCCGAATTTGTTGCTGGAATTGAAAACGCAAGTAAAAAATTAGAGCAATTTGTTGATAAAGCAATTATGGCTGGTAAAGGCGCGGCTCTTTCATTAACTGCGGCGGCGGCGGCATCATTAAAATATGCTGATGACATTTATGAAACTGCAAAAGCAAATGAAGTTGCAATAGACACCATTGTTAAGATGAAACTGGCTTTAAATCAGTCAGGCGGCGAAGCGCAAAACGCAACAAAATTTATGTCATCGTTTACAGCTTTTGTAGACAAAGCGGCTGGTGGTTCTTTTGAAGCACAAAAAACATTTCAAAAATTAGGCATTTCATTAAAAGACATTGGCACTATGTCAATGGACGCACTGCTTGCCAAAACGACTGCTGGATTGGCTCAACAAGCAGATGCAATTACTCGCAATGCAATGGCAATGGAAATGTTTGGCAAATCAGCTAAAGGCGTTGATATGCTGGACTTTACAGACGGCATGGCGGCAACCAATAAAGTCACTGACCAACAAATCAAGGGCATTCAAGAAGCTGGAAAATTTTTTGATTTATTAGGCAAACAAGCGCATAACACGGCAATGACATTTACTGAAGTGCTTGCGCCAGCAATGACCAAAATCAATGAATTGCTTGATGGTTATGTAAACAAAAACAGAGGTTTGATTAATACGCTTCATGATGCGTACAACAAATTTTTACCCGGCATGATTCGTGAGCGTTTGCCGTTGTACATGAACAAAACGCCCGGTGGTAGTCGCGGTATTGGTTTCCCTATTGATACAGATGAACCAGTAAGAGATACAAAACAAGGTAAAGACCCAGAGATAGAACGCGCTAAACATTTGCTTGAACAAAGAAGAAAATACACTGAAGACATAATGCGAGAAAATGAACGTGTGTACGGTAATAGAAAAAAATTCAGTGAAGAAATGATGCAAGACAATGATAAAGAGGCTAAAAACCGTTATCAAGCATCTATAAAACAAATGGATGAAGAAGCAAAAATAATGCGTCTAGAAGAAGACCATCAACATCTTTTAGAAAGCAATGCTTTAGCTTATCGTGAAAATGAACGTGTTCAAAACAAACAATTAGACAATGAACGTGAGCTTTTTATTGTAGGCACACAATACAAAGATTTGAAATCTTATGAATTGAAATATGCTCAAGATGTTGTTGCAATTCGTCAAAAATATGCAGAACAAGAATATCAAATCAAAATACTGGCAAACGAGCAAAAACTTTCAACAGAAGAAGAAGCTATTGCCATTCAAAATAATAATGAATTGCGTCAAAAATCTATTGACCAAGCGCGTGAAGTTTTGGAAGTGTCACGCAAAGAAACAGAGGGATATTTTAATGAAGGCATAGCCAAAGGCTTCCAAGAATATGTTCGTTCTATTCCAACTGAATTGCAAATGGGTCAGCAAGCATTTATGTCTGTCATGAACAATATGGATTCAGCATTGCAAAATTTTGTCCGCAGTGGAAAATTTAGTTTTAAAGATTTTGCAAGAAGCGTTATTCAAGATTTGATGCTTATTCAAATGCGTATGCAAATGATGGGCTTGATGAAAATGGCATACAACGCATTGGGCGCGGGGGAAACACCTGTTAATTTAGGCGGCATGGGTTCAGCTTATGGCGGTGGCATAGCGGGTGCATTTGCTGACGGTGGTAATCCTCCTGTGGGTGTTCCATCTATTGTTGGTGAACGTGGCCCTGAATTGTTTATACCGCGTTCCGCTGGCACAGTCATTCCAAACAATCAACTTGCCAACGCAATGGGCAATGGTCAGACTGTTAACTACAATGGCCCATACATTGCAAACATGAGTGCCATTGACACTCAAACAGGTGTTCAATTCTTGGCAAAGAACAAACAGACAATTTGGGCTTCGTACCAATCAGCAAATCGTTCAGTTCCCGTATCGAGGTAAAACATGGCAGTTCCAAACACATTTGCTTCAGCAACGTCACCAATTCCACTTGCAAATCTGGATGCAAACTTTGCCTACTAT